TTGATTGAACATTGAATCCTGTTTGAATTCCTTGTCGAAACCTGCATTTGGATCATCTGCTGGGTCTTGAAACTCTTTTTTAATTGGTGTAATAAAATCTCTTGCTCTCATTGTGTTCTCCTTATCTATTTATCGCTCTATTGGCTTTAGTGAAGCCAGAACGTTTCACCAATTTAATATTGCCCTTAGGTGATCGTAAAACATAGCCTTCTCCTCCAGGCTTACCATTTATAGTGGCATTTACAGCACCTTTGGACTTATCTAATTGTCTTATGATATTATCCTTTGCCATCATTATTCCAGACACAACTTTCCATAAAGCCATAAATGCCTGAGTATTTGCTTTGATATAATTTATTATTCTTGCCTTCTTTACTTCGGTCACTGCTGATGATTGCAACCATTTGACAAAATCATTGCCCAAGCCTTTCAGTCCCTTGTCTACCTTGCTATTAAGATATGTGTATAACAAATTAGGAAAGTCTGCAAGTTTCATACCAGCCAATGCACTTTTGTCTAGTAGTTTGTCCATGTTTGCTGAATTACTTGCAATTAAATTTTTAAGTTCATTCACAGCACTAACATCTACAGGTTCACTCTTGTTCACTGTTGTGGGTGGTATAGCCAATACATCACTGCCCTGTATCATGTTTAAATCTTTGACTGGCATGGTTCTACCTTTTTCACTCATCATGTAATGCACAACAACTCCTGCTCTGCTTGTACCTATTCTCTTACCTAGATCAGTCTCAGCAGGCACTTGATAATTTACTACATTAGGTTGAAACACAAAACTATTGCCTACCTTCTTAGGAGTGGTGAAGTATAGCATATCTCCTACAAAGTAACCTTGGAATGTTTCCGGCACTGCGTTTTGAAATATTTCAAACACACTTTTCATTTTACTTGCATAGGCTCTGTAAGATTTAGTTTTGCTTTTGTCTTTTGCTCTCTGCATGATTGCACCTTCCAAGTCTTCTGGATTGGTTGCTCTACCGTCATAACTTTTTGCCATGAAGCCATGCTTGTCTGTGAATATAAATTCTCCGTTTGGATTTCTTCCGAATACCACTGCTGGTGATCCGTCCCATTTGATTGTTAATGACTTGGTACCTTTAGCCAATTGTTCTAGTTGTTGAACTGCTCTCATGGCTCCGGCTGAACCTTCCCAAAAAATTAAATCTTCTGCATGATGTATCCTTGCTGGACTTAATTCTTTTAAGACTAATCTTTTCTGATCAATGTTTTTAAACTCTACTATTCTCATATTTTAATTGCGTTCAACATATTTCTAAACCATTTAATAGGTCCTGAACTTTCAGGCAGAGTCTTTCCTATCTTTGCAAATGAATCTTTAACATCTGTAATAAGTTTTTCGTAATCTGATCTGCTTTTTATTTTTGCATGGATAGTTTCTACACTATTGAGATCGTTGGCAGTTGCACCCTTACCTAATAATAATTCAGCAATCTTGTTTGGGTCTTTTGTTAGAGGCTCGTTGGTTTCTCTATTCAATAGTCCTGCCTTGTGACTCCATTTGTAACCTTGTGGTTTAGCAATACTGGCAATCATAACGTGTCTATCAGAGCCTTTATATTCACTACCAACCTCACCACCTCTTAAACTCCATTTCATCCACTCGGGGTCACCAAACATAAGATCCGTTTGCACATAACCATTGTTGGCACTGCCTTTGATTGGAGTTTTAAAGTGAACACTAATACCACTTTTCTTCACCCATTGCTTTGGATCCTGTTTGTTCTTCACCGCCCACTGGGTAAGTTTGTCTGCAAGTTCATCTTTGCTGATTGAATTTTGATCTACTGCGATGTCTATGTCACCACTTGTAGGTGCAATACCTGTGGTACCTAAAGTGTTTGTTGATAAAGGTAATCCTGTTACTTTTTCTAACCAGGCTATTGTAGGACTGACATCTGCTTTATTGATTCTTCTTGTTGCAATCTGTCCGTTGGGATCTTTGAATATATTACCACCTTCATTCAGTATCATTTTGCTTTCCTTCAATTATCTTCTTGATGCCCATTCTAAACTTCTTTGTGTCTTGATTTCTAATTGAATTAAGAAAACGTCTTTCTAGTTCTTGTGCTTGTTCGGGTGGATAATTTGTGTTGATAGTTTGTAATAAATTTATCGCACTCTCAATGATATTGCTACCGGTAGTTTCAATAAAGGCTTCCGTGTCCTTTATTCTACCTATATTTCTCAGTTCGTCTAATATACTTCTAGTGCGTTTTTTCATAGTTTATAACCTATTTTTAACTATTTACCGTATATCGAGTGTTTATTAAGTAGGATTTCATTGGTTCAAAACAGCATAGCACACCTTCTAATTGCTGTCAATAGCATATTCATTAACTAAATACTTTATATGAACAAGATGACAACCAAAATACACACTTCATTATCCAATCACATTTGGTTGTCATCTTCATTTCTTTCGCATGAATACTTGCCAGTGGTGTATTGCAAGTCTGCCATGCATCTTCAGTAATAGTAGTACTGAAACATAGCATCAAAGGATTTAAGTACTATTATGAAGTGGATTATGATTATTATTGTGTGTATGGGTGTAGACTGCCAACAGTTTCAAACAGATAAACTATTTGATTCTAACGAACAGTGCCAAGAGGCGGCTGGTCACATGAAAGATTATTTCATGGAAACTTTGCCTATGAGCACCGGCGAGATATATTGTCTCGAATATATTAACGTACCAAGTCCAACAGGACTTCCGATTTAATTAAATACTAATATGAAAGAGTTAATTGCTTTTTTACTCCTCTGGATAGGTGCAGAAACAAATTACAATGTCAACCTAGATGCGCCACGAATTATTCAACTCACCCAACAGGAATTGAATACACTTTATTATAAAGAGGATCAAGAACCACACGGACATTTGTACGCATTCTACGATCCAAAGACCGACACTGTGTTCCTCAACAAAGATTTCGATATACACGACCCTTTCCACAAAGGTGTGTTGTTGCACGAACTGATCCACTATGTGCAGGACAACAATGATGTCGTAGGACCCAACAAGCCTTTCGAATGCGTAAGGGCAATGGAAGAAGAAGCATATCCTTTGCAGAAGAAATATATGCTAGAAGTTCACGGAGTCAATTGGAAGTATGATGAACTGTGGGTCAAACTGCTTTCATCCTGCGACGAACTATATTAAATGCAAGAACTGGGTGACAGAATATACAGCGACGAAATGTTGCGTAAGGAATTGTGTTATATGTGCCTGACACATAGACCGTTGCGCCTAGTTTATCACATCAGTCCCAACAGAAAAGAAATTATGGTGTGTGATAGATGTATCAAAATGAACGGTCACGAAGTCGTAAAAAAAGGGTGATCAATCGCTCAACCACGCATGGCTTCTGATAGATAATACGTTGTAAGTTGATGTTTTCATATAAAGGCATTTATCAATTGATTACAGAAATGTTAAATGGTTTTAGTGAAGTTCGTATGTGGTTTTGATATCACCTGTTGCCCATATCTTGGCATACTGATCAACATTGAAGGCTTGATCATCGTCCAGTAAACTTTCAACAACTAGATCTTCAACACAGAAAGCAATCTTGTGAGTGCCACCGTGATACTTAAACAGTGGATCTTCATTTTCCCTTACAAAATTATTTGCTCTCACAACGCATTCCATATAATTTTTGGTTTTGTATGTATCTGCTTTTTGAACATCACAATAGCCTTGTCCATAGTCAGGTGGACCACCCAACCAGCATAGCATCGTGATCAATGTAAAAGGATCTGTCATAAAAGTACTTATGTTACAAATTTGTTACAAATATTATACTATTACATTTTTGGTTAAATATGAGTGTGCATTATAAAAGTATTTTCATAAGTGATGTTCATCTAGGAACAAGGGGATGTCAAGCAGATGCACTTTGCGATTTCTTAAAGCATCACACAGCAGACAACATATTTTTGATAGGTGACATCATTGACGGTTGGCGTCTTGCCAAACGTTGGTACTTTCCTCAGAGTCATGCCAATGTGATCCGTAGACTGTTGACTGCCGCGAAACGCGGTGCCAAGGTGTATTACCTACTGGGCAATCACGACGAATACCTACGCAAGTTTTTACCATTTGATATCTCATTTGGTGCTATCAAAATCCTCAACAAATATGTTTACAAGACAAATGGCAAAAAATATCTTGTGATACATGGTGACGCATTTGACAAAGTGATGAAAAACTCAAAATGGTTGATGCTGTTTG